AGAGAAATCTTCTGTAAATGTACCTACACTTTGAACTCCAAAACCGTTATATTTAAAATACTTATGAGACTCAGGACTTCTTGAGTATTCATTGACCTGTATAAACCAATATTGATTACCAGAAAATATTAATCTTGCTCCAAACGTTTGACATATTTTTTTTAAAACATCATAGCAACTTTGGTATATGTAGTTATTTTTTGTATCCTTATGGTAAAATGCCCGATGCTGAATAACTGATAATAATGCGTAGTCATTTGCAGCATTATAAGCCGTTGTATTTTCATGCCAATTAAAAACAGTGTGTAGCACTGGCAAACTATTTGCTACTAAATTTTCTTGAACAAAATCTAATTGATTAAGGCAATTTAAAATGTGTTGTACTACAGTATCTTGCCCATTGTATGGCCCTACCGCACTTTTGTAATCCAATGTTTTTAACCAGCCTAATCCATCAATGGCAGATATTTGAGCCTGATAACCTATTGACAATGGTACATCCTCAAACTCTACCAAATCAGTAACTATGTAGCCATACCACCTAAATGAAATAGTAGTATTGTCGTCCTCGTAGGCTGTGAGCTGCATAGTAAATCTACCCTCAATAGCTAATCCAATATCAAGTAATAATGTTTGTAAATCATTGTTATTTATCAATAAAGACAATGAACAACGAGAGCCAATGATAGGCGTAAATCTTTCAGCTCCTTGCTGGCTTTCGCTATCATATTGTAATTGCAAACCAACGGTATCAAATGAATAAGTCATTCCTGAGAAAACATTGTCTTTTATGGCAACATTAATCTTCCTGCCTTTCTCATTATATACAGTCGTTTCAAACCTTACAGCCATTATTGTATTCTGCTAAGACCTTTTTGAGACCTATTTAACAATATAATTAAATCATTTCCGCTTATCCTTGTCTCCAATACACCACCCATTCCTACATCTCCCATCATGCTTTTTAACTTTGATAGAGGAGCAATTACTTCTGGGTCAACCCTTGCGTTTTTGTTATCTCCAACAGTTGCCATAGTAGGCCCGTATGCCAAGCCTCCCTCAGCTAACTTTGGAGCTGACAAACTATTTTTAACTAAAGTACCTAAAGCAACAAGCGCAATACCACCAGCAATAGCAATGGCAGGATTTAAAGATTTAAGAGCCGTTTTAATACCTAATGCTGCTATACCTACTTGTATAGCTAATTTACCAAAACTAATAACTGCCTCAGCAACTGGACGTAAAAAAGATTTTACATCAAAACCAGCTCCACTTAATGCGTTACCTAATTGTTCGCCTAAACCTACGGCTAAATCATTTAATGCACCTTCTATTATATTTTTTAAACCTGTGTTTAAATCTTCTAATCCTTTTTTTAGTAATTCTATTTTTTCATCTGTAACTTGTATTGCTTTCCCAGCGGCAGTCTGAGCAACTGTAAAGGCGTTAGTTTCGTCTTTTGCCTTTTCTGTTTCAGCAGTAACACTTCTTAACTGTTCGGGTAATTTACCGATTGTAGGTAATAAATTTGTAGGTGATAATGTTTCATTTTTTGGTTGTGTAGTTACACCGCCTCCGCCTCCTCCTGTAATTGTTGTTGGCTCTACAATGTTTGTTGATGGTATATTTGTACTTCCTGTATCTGTATCTGGATTTTTATTATTAGTAAATAATCCTTTTAGTTTACCTTTAAGACTATCAACTGTTTCCCCTATTGATTTAAATTCAGCGGCTACTATTCTTTGTTCTTCTTGGTATTTTGTCATACCAGATAAATCAAATAGATTTAATCTTAATGCCTTTTGTAAATAATCAATATTTTTTAAAACATTAGCCACTCCTTCCATTACGGAGTTTTTAATGTTTATCCAAATGTTTTTAAAGTTGTCGCTAAATGCCTTCCAGTTATCATAAACATACAAAGCAATGGCACCAATAGCAGCAATGGATGCCGTGACAATTAATATAGTAGGATTAGCAGCTAAATATTTAAATGCTTTACTTATATTTCCTATTGCTTGTACTATTAATTTTGAGCCTCCTGCCAAAGCACCGTATGTGCTTATCAATTTACCTACAATAAATATAATAGATCCAATCGATGCAGCCACTAAAGCAGCCTTAACGATAAAGCCTTGTGTCTCCGGATTAAGAGCCTTAAATCCATCTACTAAACCTTGTATATATTTGCTTAAACTTTCTGCAACGGCTTGTAGATTTAATGATTCATTTATAGCCTTTCCAAATTCTGCTAAAGAGGCAGTAACATTATCTTTTAAATTATCAAATGTATTCCCTAAACCACCTTGAGCCCTTTCTAACTTCGCTAATGCAGAGACAGAACGAGTTATAAATTCTTCACTACTTACACCTATTGCTCTTATGCCTTCCGCAGTCACTGTACCAAATTCCTCTTTCATCACACGCGCAAACTCTGGCAACCTTTCTTTTATTTGATTAAGATCTTCTTGCGTTACCTTACCTACTGCGCTTATCTGACTAAGAGCCAATGTAACTCCGCTAAACTGTTCTGCTCCTCCACCAGACCTTGCAACGGCATTACCAAACTGTGTTATAGTTTCTCTTGCAGCATCGGCAGACATTCCTACTGATTGTAAAGAGGCAGAAGCCTGTACAACTTGTGGCAATGCAAGACCAGGATTCTCTGCAACTTTACGCAACTTATCCAACTCTTCCTTTGCTCCTTCACTACTTCCCATGATGGCAATCAATCCATTCTCCAGTTTCTCCATGTCGGCAAATGCTTTCAATGAAGCTGCACCAACACCAAGCAATGGCAGAGTAATAGACTGCGTCATTATACTACCGATGTTTTGCATCTGTGAGCCAAACTTTGTCATTCTACTTTCTACCTTGCCAAGCTCACGGGAAAGGCTCGAAACATCTATGCCAAGTTTAAGATTTAACTGCGCTGCATTTGCCATTATTACTCTTTATCCCATTTGTCAAAAATTGACTTATCAACTTCTGATAAACTTCTTTTAGTTGGTTTTGGATTATCTGTCTCCCAAGGAAACTCAATTAAATCTTTAGGCTTTATTGATTTACCTTTTGCCGTATGAACATTTAATAAAAGTGTTGTTTGCCACCTGGCTCTTTCCCACTCAAATTGCTGCTCTATTTCAAATTGGTTATTATAACCTTGCATGGCTATTATAACCTCTCTCAATGTCATTTCATAGTATTGCGGAGGGGAAAATCTTAATACTCCAAAGCAAAAACGCTCAATATAATCAAGCGTTAATTCTGCTCCTCCGCTATCTCGTTTTTTCTTTCCGGATCTTCTGGTACTGAAATCTCATTTGTAATCAGCTCTGTTATCCTGTTTATACCTCCCTTATCCAAATCTACTAAGTCGCAAAACTTTTCTAAATTATATGGGCACTTTTCCCCCTTTGCCTTGTAACCTGCCTGCACACCTGCAAAAGCAAGTTCAAGCGCAAATAGAAGATCTTCGCCAAGTTGGGAGAGGTCACTTAGCTTAAGATTCCTCTCCCGTAAAAATGTACCTAAAACGAACATACCAAACTTAACTGGTATGTCCGCATTAGCTATTTTAATTGTTTTCATTTTAGGTAATTTTTAAAATTATTTTGTAGTCTTAACAATAGCACCTGTCACTTCAAAGGATGCAGAGTAGCTTGTATTTTCTTCTACGGCTGCATTTAGGTCTAATGATGTACAAATGGCTTGCATAGTAAACACATTGTCTCCGCTGACATCTGTAGTAAATTTAATAGTGAGTGCTGTACCACTTATTAAATCGGTAAAGAGATCATCAAACAAGTAGTTTGTAGATGAATCACCAGGCCCAGCATACAATGCCTCCGTAGATAGTGTGCCGGATAACTGACCCTTTTTTACTTCTCTCCATCCTCCGCTTGCGCTATCCTTTGTAAGAATTTCACGCATTGCAGCCGAGATATTCATTTGGCACGATGTGGCGTAACCGATAGCAGTTGAATCTTTATACAAGCGCATCAACGTACCATTAATAATTCCTGTAGTTGGCATTTTATTATTTTTTAACTTTTGACAAATCTATATTTACATCAATCTTTTCTAAATCATTCTCATCTTCAAAATATTGCATGGGCATTGGCACCGGAATATAAATAGGTTGAGGTGTTTCTTGCACTTTCTTCTCTGGCATTTGCTCTACGACAAAGTCATCATCAAGATGCTCTGCAATGCCATCTGCAACAAGTTTCGCTCCGAAGTCGGAAAGAAAAACACCTGTTGCGCCTATTGCCTTTCCGTTCCACTTTTTTATTAATCTTAGTTTCATAATTATCGTTTCATTCTTGCCATAAAATCAACACTCATCCAGTAAACATTTAAATCAGCATTGTATGCTTGTGAATCAGATGACATATATTTAACTGTCTGCACAGTAATATCATTTACTGTACCTACAAATCTGTCTAATCTATTTCTTATAGAGTTTGATAAACTTTGAGTAGTGTCATAATTATTTGTATAAACATCTACTTGAAATTGGACTTCTTCTAAATTACTTTGTCCATCTTTGTAATCAACAGGAGTAGAATTGATAATTGTGTAAACACAAAAAGGATAGGTAACATTTTGAGGAGCAATGTCTGGAAAGATGCGTAATCCGCAAACACCAGTCACTGCCACATCAGTTGATAATCGCCCGTATATTACTTTCCCTATCATTCCCAAAATCTTTTTGGATACATCTTAACCAGTTCTTTTGCCTCTAATATCATTTGAGGATATACAACCGATGCAGACATACTTTTAGCTTTAATAACTATTTTTTGCCTCCATGCTTTGGCAGAGCCGTAAATCATGTGAGCGTAAAAGCCATCATATTTTTGCTCGCTATTTAAAGTAGAACCTATTGGTTGTGGATTGTAATGAGGCCCGATTGCACCATTACTCCATTTATATTTTTGTAATAATTCGCTTAATCCTTTAATAGACCTTTGTAAGTTACCAGGTTTAACTATGTATCTATATTTAGCACTACCACCAGACTTTCCTACTCCTTTTGCAAATGTGCTAATTTTATGCTCTTTTTTTGATTGAGGAATAAGCGACTTATATACATTTATTGCAGCTGGCATTCCAGCATTAATTACATCCATCCTTTTATCAACAGTGATATTCATTAATATATCATTAAGTTCTAAAACTGTTTCTGCTAAACCATTGGCAAAAATGCCTCTTATTTTTTTTCCAGATCCGCTTGCTCTTTTTAATCTTGATATTTGAGCCTGTGTTATATATGTCATTGGTAATTTTCGTTAAATGAACAAAACATATACATATACAAACGATCTTCGCTTATCTGTATGTTTTCAATTTGATATTTCCTATTCATGTAGGTAATTCTCATTGATTCTGTCACAGTAGTAATATACCTACACGTTACTCTTATCTGACTTTTTGCCGTTATTTTACCTCCATCCACATCTTCTCTATTTACACCTTTATAATCAACCATACCCCAAATAGTGTCAACCGTTGACCATGATTCAGTAGGGTATCCTGTAGCGGAAGCCGTTCTATTAACTTGCTCAATTAATATTCTTTCTCTCAATCTTCCTATTTCTTCTTTCTTATTGTATCTCATTAGAATAATTGAACTCTATATTGATCTAAAAGATATTGAGAGGCAGTAGGCATCTTTTTAACGTAATCTTCTCTGTTGTCGTAGGTATCAGCAATCATCATCAACATTGCTTGTCTTATTTGCATAGGTACACCACTTGCCTCACTGCTAAATCCTGCGGTATAAGTTATAGTAACATCATTTATATTACCGTACAATGTTGGCCATGTTTTCCCAAATGCAAGAGATAGCCTGCATGGTTTTGAAAAATTATCTACAATATAATTACTACTATTGTATGTCTGTGTTGTATTTTGGCTGTCTGCGTACTGAAAATTAGTAACGGCAATAACTGGAGAAATACTTAAATAAATAATTGGATTTGAAAGCCTATCTAACTTTTCAGTAATAGTTTGAGTAATCAATGCCATGTTAAGGTAACTTTCAGCAACGTGACGAGCTCCAGTAATTAAAGTAGTAATCATTGTATCATCAGCAGATGTATCAACCTTTAAATAGTTTTTTACTTCAGACAATGTCCAAGGTTCTGTTACTGGTGCCGTTGTTACTTTCCAAGCCATTTAATTATATTTTAAAATGGAGGACTATATTTCAAGTCCTCCAGATTAGATCCCCAATGAAATTACAGATTCTTTAGGTGCTTAATTGCAGCCGTATTAAGCAATTTGCCATCATAACGAGCATACATTAAGAAACCTATTTCCATCTCATCCATGAAACGCTCACGCAATGGTACAAGCACATTGTTGGCAACGGCACGGATTATATATTTACTCCAATCTCCAAAGAAAATAATCTTCGCATCAGCAGCCTGTGCAGATGGTAAATCATTGTTCACAAAGAAGTTATAACCTAACAATCTGTCTGGTGTACCTTCTCTTAATGATGGTTGGAATAATGGATTTTTGTCAGTATCGTAATTTAATTTTCTAACCGCACTCAAAATCTGGTCATGCATCATGAACGCAGCCGATGGGCTATTTCTATACGCAATGTCCACAGAGTGAACAAGGTCAATTAAATTACCAGCAGTAAACGCTCCCGTAGTTGCAGATTCTACACCGGAAGGTGCAACATCTCTAAATCCTGTTGGTTTACCAGAACCATCACCAGTTGTAAATGCAGTGTTTAACGCTCTACCTAAACGCTCACCTAACATGATTGGTAATTCACTATTCAATAAACCAAACTCGTCATTTGCCCATTCAACAGATACTTTTACCAATGTGTTACAAACGTGAGCTGCAAAAGTTTCTCTTGTAAAGGTCATGTCTTGAACAGTTACTGCCGCTGCTTCTGTATGCCAGTTAGCAGCCGTGCCTGTATCATTTACCTTTGGCCAGTACAAAGTGCCTGCTTGTGGAGTAGTTATAATACGAGAAACTTGTAGCATTGGGCCATAGTAAGCCATTGTTCTTTCCAACTCGTTTGAGAATTGGTAAGGAATAACATAACCACCAGCCAAGCCAGTCTCCGCAGTAGTAATAACGGCAGTACCACGCATTTCACGAAGTAAGCCGCGCTCTGTGTTGTTCAACTCTCTCTTAGCAATAGCCTTCATGAATGCAGAGTGATACTCTGGAGACTTTACAATCTCTCTTTTGTCAGTTGGCAATGCAGCAAGTGTGTCATCAATACCACTAACTCCTCTTGGTTCAGAATTGATTTCATTCCATCTTTCTAAACGTGAAATTTGGTCTGTATAACTTTTAAAAGAACCATCTGCTTTATCCCATTGTGCGGATTCGTCAGCAGACATTAATCTACCTTCGGCTGCGGCTCTTTTTTGTAGGTCTTCCATTATTGCGTAATCGGAAGCCCGCTTTTCTCTTAATTCCTTTGCAGTCATTATTTTGTTTTTAAATTTAATAAGTGCAGGGCATTCCTGC